CCGGGCCGGGGGCGAGCGGCGCGGTCAGGCGGCGACCGACCACGCCTCGGCGGACTAAATCGTGGTGACGTTGTCCAAAAGCTGAGCCGCCTCGGTGTAGAGGACCAGCTCGTCGGTATCCATGCGGCACCGAATGATGTCGCTGCGGACCGACTCGTCGCGGTACGACTCGACGACGCCGCCGATTTCGGACCCATCCTCGCCCCAATGGAACGTGCGACCGATGCACGGTTCTTTCGGGTCGTTGGTCGTGGCGATCCGAGCAACCATGGCGTACTCGCTCGACCAGATGCTCGACACGCTTGCCGATTGGCCTTCCTTGGCGGAGTTGTAGGCCGACCCGGCAACCAACACGTAGTCGAGATCGAATACCGACGCGAGCATCTGAGGGGTGATGTCGCTCGCCTTGGCCGCGGCACCAGCGCCGGCCGCCTGGATGGCGTCGGTGATTTCGTCCAGCAGCCGCAGATTGCGGAAAACGAGCCGGTTGAGGATCAGGGCGTTCGGCCAGAGCCCCGTTCTGTTGTAAACCGCCTGGACCGCCGTCTCGACGTTGGCGATCGGCGTGGCGTCGGACGTGTGATTGCTGTCCCACTCGTTGGTGATGCTGGTAGTCTGGCTCGTGAACGTGGTTGCGTTGAACAGCGCGGCGGCGACGCGCCGCTCGTGATTTCGCAGGATCGCGTCACGGGCCCGCTGGGTGGCGACGACCTCCGCGTCGAAGTAGTCGCGGTATATCCGCGCCTCGCGGTCGTCGACCGGCTCCTCGTGACCATGCTCGTCGCAGGCGTAGGTTGCCGTGGTGAACGTGAACGAGCCCCGGTTGTAGCCCGAGCCGGGCGCTCGCTCGGTGTCCGGGCTCTGCAACAGTTGCTCGATCGGAATCTTGCCGAACGAGCCGGTCTGCCGCGCGACCTCGATCACGGGGAACGCGCGGATGCCGATGAAATCCAGCCGACTGGCCTGCAAGTCGAATTCCTCCAGGCTGGACGACAGGTCCGGCCGGAGCGTCGAAAGACTCGTGGAAGGCGAAGGCATGACGGTGACTCCTCAATGACTGTGGTTGTGATTGACACGTTAACCTAAGCGGCAACCGCTTAGCTGTCGGCGGTAAACATGGCGGCCCAGTTGTCGGCAGCCGTTGCAACAAACAGGGCGAGGGTCTTACCCTCGATCGTGACAGCCACATCGGCGGTGCCGCCGTTGATGGCGTCGTTGGCAGCCGGATAGACCGGCAGGCCGTTGCTCGCCACGGCGTTGTAGACAAGCACCAACGCGCCGAGAGCGGCCGTCGGCAGCACGACGCCCTTGGTGCCGTCTGCGGCCGATACGACGTTGACCACCCCGGTCAACGCCCCGGCGTCCGCCTGAGCCGAACCGGCGGCGACGACGGCCTTGACGTCCTGGATGCTCAAGCCAAGGCTGTCGACCGGCATCACCTCGACGATGTCGCCGTCCGCGGTGGCGGCTTCCAGAGCGATGCCCTCCAGGATGTAGCCGACGTCGTCCACCTTGCCGGCGGCGGCGGCGTACAGCTTGGCACCCGCGCTGAAGGCGCCGGCCGCCATCATCTTGCGGCTGCCTTGGGCCGTTCGCAGGCGCACCGACACCTCGTCGGTGGTGGCGAAGCTCTCTCGCTCCTGGGTGCCGAGGCTGGCGTCGTTGACGCCGGCGGTGGCGAGGTCCGTGCCGGACCGCTTGACCCGCAAGTACTGGTCGCGAGCGGCTCCGGCGGTGAAGGTTTTGCACGCGGTTTCCACAAATTGACTCATGGTATGGTCCTCACTGAAAATGGTTGTTCGGAAGCATTCACGCTGTCGGCGTCGCGTAGGCTACGCCCGCCGGTGGTCCTCGTTGTACTGGGCAACCCACGCCTCGCGCAGGTCGGGATGTTTCGCGGCGACACGCTTCACCGCGGCGGGCCGCGAACATCGACGCGACTGCATCGTCTCGGCGACAAGTTGCTCAAACTGGGAGCCGGCGTCCTCGTTGTCGGTTGCGGCGACAGCGGTGCTTTCAAGCGGCTCCACACCGGTGCTCAGCGGAGTCGCCGCAGCCTTAGTAATGGCCAGTTGGCTTTCTTGGCGGAGTTTGGCAATTTCAGCTGACTGCTTTTCCATCCAGGCCGATTGCGCCTGGTCGATGCTAGCGTGGCGTTCGAGTTGCTCGCAGATAAACGCGGCGTCGGCGCCAGGCAGGCATGCCTTGAGGTCTTCGTAGCTCGCCGGCTGCGGCGTGGAGGTGGAGCTTTCGCTCATGACGGAATCCTCGCTTTCGGTGTTGTGCGGCGTCGTAGCCGCGATGCTAGAAACCGCGTTACCGCGGACTTGTTTTCTCAGTTCGGCGGCAAGCTGGTCGATGCCGCCGATGCGGTCGACCAGCCCAAGGCTCACGGCATCTTGCCCGACATGCACGCGACCGTCAGCCATGCTTCGTACCGATGCGATCGGCAACTTGCGGCCGGCAGCAACCGCCTTCAGGAAATGCTCGTTGAGCCCGTCGACCACCCGCTGCCACTCGGCAAGCTGCGACTCGGTAACGGCGGGGCCAGGCACGCCCCCCCCCCTTGTGCTCACCCGCCTTGACCACATGGACCTTGACGCCCAACTGGCCGGCGTGGGCCGACAGATCGTGAATGACGGCAAATGTGCCGATCGAGCCGACCAGCGCCGTGCGGTTCGCCCAGACGGCCGATGCCTGGCTGGCCGTCCAATAGGCGGCCGAAGCACCCATATCCTCAATCATCGCGACGGTCGTCTTGCGTTTTGCGGCTGCCGCGACGTCGTCTGCGAGCTCTTGCGTGCCGGCAACCGTGCCGCCCGGCGAGTCGATCCGCACAATGATGGCTGTCACCTCATCGCTCATGGCAGCGGCCCGCAACTTGCGGCGTGCGTACACGGTCGAAGCGCCACCGCTGATGCTGGAGGTATATTTCTGCATCGGGCCGACCAGATCGATTACCGCGATGCCTCCGGGCAACACCTGATACGATGTGTCGCGCATCGCCTCGCGTGCCGCCGGGCTGGTGTTGGCCTCGACGTGCGCCCGCAGGTCCATGCCGACGACGCGATCGACGGCCGCCTGGAACGTCTCGGGACGAATCGCCCAGACACCGAAGTATTCCTCCAGGTGCGGCACGTCGGCAGCAAGTTCGGACAGGCAGTCCGGCAGATTGTCCGGCAGGATGTCAGTCGTCATCGGATTCGCTCCGCGTTTGTTGTTGCTGCTGGTCGGGCTGGATACTCACCTGGACGCCGTCCGGCGTCGGCAGGCAGGCCAGTTCCCGCCAGGTGATACCGAGCCCGTCATACTTCGTGTTGAGTTCCTTGGCCTTCTCGTGAGCGCGAGAAATGAGCAAGGCGTGATCGTCGACGATTTCCTGGGTCAGCTCGTCCCAATCCAGGCTCTGCTCCGCGGCAATCCGTCGCTGGCTGGTCTGCGCGTTGCGGCTGCGCACTAGGTTGGCCGTGGCGTCCTTCATCGGCTCGATATACCGCCAGCTCGGCAGGTGCCAGCGATGCGCGAAGACATCAAGACCGGCTGCGTACGCCTGCGCCACGCGACCCGCAGGGTTTTCCTCGATGTGCCGCAGCACTCGCCATTGGTAAATCGGCCGGTGCATCCGACTCACGAGAAACCGCTGGATGCGGCGGAAGCTGAGCCGCGCCTGGTCAATCGCTCCACGCCAGCCGGAGAAGTTCGTTTGCCGCGGATCGAGCAGCAGCACGGCCAGCGGCAAATCCAGGTTGATGGCGATAAACGTCAGGATGAGCGTGGCGTGGTCGAAGAATTCCGCGTTGGGTACGTTCGGCGAAAAGCCTTTCAGGATTTCGCCTGGACGCCCGCGGTAGATGGCCCCCGGCGCGACGCCCTCAAGCGTTCGGGACGTGCCGTCGTCAAGCGTCGTTGTGCTGCGGCTTCCGAGTTGCGTGCCTGTATCGGGAATCGCAAGGCTCGTATTGCTGCTTTGCTCCGCCAAGATGGCGAAGCACGAAACGACTTGCTGTTGCACCAGTTTGGCAAACTGCACGTCGTCGTGCATCCCGACGGCGTCGGCGATCGGCGCGAGGTGCGTGACGCCGCGAGTTTGGCTGAATCGCTCGGGCCGGTAGAGGTGCAGCACCAGCCGACGCCCATTGCTGTCGCGGGCTGGCACCTGCCGCATGTCGCTAACCCGCGAGATCGTGCGCAGCGGGTCGATGTCGTCCTTGGTAAACCAGTATTCCAGCCGCCGCCGGTTCTGGTCGAGCATAACGCCGTGGACGACGTTCTTGGTGGTGTTTTTCGGCGTGCGGCACCGATGCGACTCGGCCCACTGGATGCTGCCCTGCGTGGTCAATAAGCCAAAGATGTCGCCGTCGATAATAACCGACCGCAAGGCCAGTTGTTCCATCGCATGGAAATCAAGTTCGCCGGCTGTGTCGCATCGATCCGGGTTCTCCGACCACGTGCGCCACGCGGCCGCCAACTCGGCGTCGACCTCTTCGTCGGTCGTTTGGGGCTTCACGCGAAAGCCCTCATTGACAACGTTGTCGACCACGCGGCGAATGCCCTGGCCGACGACCATGTCGTTGCGGGCAAAGTCGCGGGCCAACTCCATCATTCGCAGATAGTTGGCTTCGGTGCGGTAGTGGTAGTCGGCGTTGTTGCCGACGCTGTTGACGCCGGTTCGCGTGCGGCGATACCGAGACGTTTTGGCGGCGTTGTAGTCCGAGCGCAGCACCTCGAACGTCGTCGAGAGCGTCTGGTCGCTCAGGTCTATCGGCCGGCGTCTCGTCATCTATACGTCCCGGTAGTCGTCGAAATCGGCGTAGGTAATGCCTCCGCCTGTCTGCGAGGTCCTGGAGTGCGCAAGCCACTGATTGGCCGCGGTAAGCTCTTGCTGGATCACGCGCGGGTCGATCTCAATCTCGGTTCCGCCGCGACCGCCGGAGACGCTGCGCTTAGGCAGCTTGAGCAAGAGCAGGCGGCAGGCGGTAACGAACGCCCTGGCCTTCGCCGTGGACGCATCCTCCGCGTAGGAGGCGTTATCCATGTAGGCCGCCTGAATTTCCGTCAGCGTACTAGAGCTGCTCAGCGTACTCATGTACGCAGGCTAGCGGAGCCGCAGAATGCGGCCAAGATTGTCCGGAACTATTTGGAGCGGACAGCCCGGACAGTGCGGACGGTGTTGTTCGCTACGATGCGCCTACTTGGGCGCGTCGGCAATCTGCTGAAACAGCCAGTGGATCACGTCGCCGCGAGTGTGAACGACTCGTCCGCTGGCCAGCTTCGCGTTGCGGGACATTAGCGCCGACTGGACCTGCCGCAACGCCCGGCCGGCCGATGCCGTCAACTGCACGTCGATATGAGTGCGACCCGACGGCCGGTAGGAGTCGGCCGAAATATCCTCGACCGGCACCTCGACGACGATGGTCTCGGGTGCTTCCAGTTGCGTTTTCGCGTTTGCCAACGCCACCGATACGCCGCCTTGCTGGTCGCCATTGCGTGACTTCGCCATCTATCCATCCATCCTTTCGGTAATCAAGTATGGTTGCCCGTCCGGCGTTGTGAAACGCGGCGGGGTTGCCGGTCGCGTATGTGCAGCCCTGGCGTCCCGCTCCGCTTGCAACGACAGAATTAAATCCAGAGCCGCCGCCGCGTTGTAACTCGCATCGAGGTAGTGATTAGCGCGCCGCAGCCGCTTCCACTTGCGAACCACGCCGCGATTCTCGATAAACTTTTCCTCGCGTTCCTCGGCCGCCAACTGGACAGCAAAGGTCTGGTGTTCCGTCGGGCTTGGCGCATCATACAGCACAATCGCCTGGCCGTCATCGGCAGGTACCGACAGCCCGTCGTGCAGTTCGCTCTTCCACAGATCGGCGTCGACATGCACCAGTAGTTGCCCCGCTCTAGGCACCTGCGACAGGTGGTAGCCGTGGCCGAGGTAACGCACATCCGAGGTAACGGCCTTGGGCGCGATGTACCTGCCCGCAAACTCATCGCCGACGCCGTAGCCCTTGGATGGCCGATACCGCTCCTGGCCGATCGGCAGCTTTAGTCGTGCGTTGCGGTCTAGGCAGAACGTATAGACCGCGTCGGTGTGCTCGTAATAGCCGGAGTCGATCCACACCTGCGCGGGAGACTGCCGCTTGCCTTGCGTATCGATCCATCCCTGCTCGAGATAATCCGCAATGGCGTGCAACGCCTCAACCAATGCCGGCCGCGTACCCAGTTCGTCGTACCGCGTCGGCTGTTCGCCGTACTCGACGATATGCCGTTGGACGCCAGCGGCTATGGCCGTCCAGTGCAACCGGCGCTTGCCTGTGTCGATGCCCACGGCCACCGCCTGGCACTGCTCGGGCAGTTGGCCTTTCTTGAGCGCCGCGGTGCGCTGCCGGACCTGCTCCGGATCGAGCGGGGCCAGCTCGACGTCGGTCGGAATAAACGGCACGGCAAACGTCTGCTGGCACAATCGCTTCTCGGCGTTCTCTTGATCGATGGCCCGGGATGCCTTCCACAGCTCCGCACCCAATGTCGCGGCCGTGACAAAATGATTATCGACCGCTGAAAAGCGGAAGCCGAACGTATCGGTTCGCGGCAACTTGCCCTTGACCTGGCCGCTGGCGGTAACCGTCTGCCCTCGATGCACCAGCACCGACGCCTGGGTTGGCCGCCTGATGCTGCTCCGGCGTCCATGGTTCGCTGCACGCCGGGCAGCTCCAGGTGGTATTGTCGCGGGCGGTGTGCTCGTCCTCGGCATCCTGCCAGCCGATTAGGTGCTCTCGCTCGGGCGTCACCCAGTCGCCACAATGCGGACATGGCCGAACGATACGGCTGTTTGTGCCGCCGGTGATCTCCTGCCAGATGCGGCCGTGCTCGATCGTGGGCGTCGATTCGAGGTAGGTCCGGGGGTTGAATCGAGCGAACGCCCGCAGGCGGCCCTCGATCTGGCTGAGCTTATCGGCCTCGCGTGAGGTTGTGCCTACAAGGTCCAGCTCGTCGACCTCGGTCACGGCCAGCACGCGGGTCGTAAATCCCTTGCGGCCAACGTCGCGCCCGCCGCCGGCGAAGAATTTAAGTGTGGCCCCATTCTTGAATTTGATGGCATTTTTTACGTCGCCGCCCTTGCTGCCTTCGCCTTTGGTCGGCAGCAACACCCGCATTTCCGGCGAGGCGTCGATGACCGGCTTGAGGTCTTCGCGCCATTTGTCCGACGCCATTTCCATTGTCGGCACGCCGCAGCCGACCGTCTCGTTGAGCCCGAACAAATGGTACAGCGTCGGGATCGCGTACTCGATTAGCGTCTTGCCGGCCTGCGTGCAGCCGGTCGCGGCCGAACGGGGCCAACGGCCCGCACCGAGCTCATCGAGGAATAGGCGGGTCCAGGGTACGAGCGAGGCGTCGAACCGGTCGCCCGCATACGGGCCGTTGGGTATGACGATATTCGCCTCGGCCCACTCGCGCATGGTGGGCGCGTTGGGCTCGGCGGCTACCGCCTGGTAGCACGCGCATATTGTGCTAGCGATCCCCAAGACTGCGATCCAACTCCGTCGCCGCAGCCTGGAGAGCTTCCGAGATAATCTCACCGGCTGCCGCTCCATATCGTCGTTTCAGTTTCCGTGTTGCCCGCCTGATATGCTCCGCATGTGTCTCGCAGATTAGCCTCGCATCATCCGCCGAAAGCATCTGCTTCCGCTTGCCCGCCAGGTCCAGCTCGGCCAGCTCCGCTTTCGCCTGCCGGTATCGCTCCAAGGCCGGCGAGTCGCTGCCGCTGGCCATGAGTTCGTCGCCGTCAGGCGGCGTCAATAACCGACGCCCGTGCGTCGCCAGAAAGTCGTGCATCCACGAGGCCACCTCCGACAGGTCGATTATGCGGCCGCCGATCGGGATGCCGTACCGCTTCGCCTGCTCATTCGAGCACCTTCTGGTGCCTGCCCGAAAGTGTAGCCCAATGGCCCTTTGGAATGCTCCCGTAATACTCCCATCGCCGCCGCTCCTCGTCCGCCGCCTTAACTCGCCTTAACGCCCGGGCTTCGTCCTGACTAACCTTCTGCCCTCGCTGCTCTTTGGCAAGCGCCGCAGAGGCCAGCCGTTTGTCGGAGGCACTTACTCCATCCTGCTTGTTGGTCGCGTTTGCCACAAACTACCCTCCCGAGCTGAGCAGTTCAGGTGCCTTGCCCGTCGCGTCTAGAAACCGATGGAGCGTCACAGCGACGTAGGCCGGGCTGATCTCGATGGCCGCTAGATTGGCATTGTCGTGGTGCCTCGCGTTGCGTGGGTCCGCGACCAAGTCGGCTATCGGCACCGCCAGAGCCGTCAAACCCCCCACAATGCCATGACTAGGCTTCCGTTTCCCCAATTGACTTACTCCGAAAACAACATTTCGTGTGTAAAAAACCCGTTAGATGAATCGGCGGAGCCG